GCCAGCTCATGTCACGCTCCCGAGATAGCCGACTGCTTGATAACCCGCGCGATCGACACGCCCACGGCGCACACAATCGAGAGGATCGAGAAGGTATGAGCCGGGACGATTGCCTGAATCAGCGGCAGATTCGTTTGCACTTCCGAGAGCACACCCGACACGGCCGCGAGCGCGCCAAGGCGCGACGACCACGAGTTAAGCAGGACATTCGATGCGTTATCGATCAGCATGGGTTTCTCCAATGAAAAAGGGCCCCGAAGGGCCCTTGATGGTTGCTGCGGCGCTGCTTACTTATCGCCAAGCGCGGCGTCATCCGCCTGCTTGTTCTTCGCGGCTTCTGCCGCAGCTTCCTGCTGGGTCCATTGCTTCATGCACTCTTCGATCAGCGCGCCGCTCATTTTGTACGGCAGCTCAGCGAGCGCGTTGAGAATGATGTCCATACCCTGCTTCGGAAGTTTCAGCTCGTAAATCATGGTGATTCTCCAGTTATGTTTTAGGTTTGCGGCCGGGTTCTCCCAGCCCGTACATCAGACCGGTGCTACCGGCCATTCGATTACATCCGGGAAGCCCGGTTGTTGGGGCACGTCGCGCAGCGCCTGCCGGTACTGGCGCGCCGCTGTGACCTTCGCAGCGTCGCCTGCATCCTCTGCCTTGTAGACCGCTGCATCGGCGTCGAGCAGCAGACCGTCGCGCTTGTCGCGCGCATGGAACGCCTTGACCGATTGCCGCACTTCCACCATGTGCTCATACCACCACGACAGCAATTGCTCTGGCGAGGGTTCGGGCTGCGGCAACTTCCAGTTGGAGATGAATGCCTCTCCCACCTGATTGCCGCCCGTGTCGAGCTGGTGCCCGGTGAGGTAGTGCGTACCGTTCAACGTGCCGGGGTAGAACTTTTGCAGCAGATAGAACAGCTCTTCGTTGCTCATTACTGATTCCTCAAAATGACGCCACGCAGATAGTTATTGCCGCTTGTCCAGTTACCGCCCGAAGTCGTTCGCCAGCCGACCATCACCCACGGGGCTGGAATATCGAGCGTCGAGACACCCGTGATCGGCCCCCACTCTGCAATGCCCGTAGTCCATTGGCACGTCGCGCCGTTGTTCGCCTTGCTACCCGGATCGAAGTTCGTATCGGACCAGATGAGCCCCTGATTGAAGCCATCCACCCACATGCGAACCCGCCCTTCCCAATTGAAGGTCAGGTTGTTCGGCGTGTCCGACAGCGCGTAGCCCCGGTTGCCGTTGTTGTTGCGAATCGGCACTTTGCTGTTCGGGTCGAAGTTGCCGTTGTCCCATGGCGTGAGCCCCGCCCAAGTCGGACGGGCGCGCGGAAAGTTAACGGTTCCGCCGTCCTGAATCAACAGGTTGAATGCGTTGCCCGCCTGATTGATGAAACCCACCTGCCCGCTGACATCGGCGCGTGCGTATGCCTGATAGCCAGGGGTCTGAAACGTGAGCAGGCCGCCGCTCGTGATAGTCACATTGGGCGCGGTGATCGTTCCCACGAACGCAGCGCCCGAGAGCCGCGCCGGGTCCGGCAGATTGCCGGTATCCCACGGCGTGAGCCCCGCCCATGTCGGCCGAGCACGCGGCAACGAGAGTTGCCCGTTATCGAACAGCGCCATGTTCAGCGCATTGTTTGCGCCGTTGACCCACTCCATGGACGAATTCGACAGGTTCGACCGCATGCGCGGCGTGTAGGCGCCGGACCTGAAAATCAGAGGCTGGCTAAACACTGCATCGGCCGAATCAAGCGTAACCACGCCGTCAAAGGTCGCCGTGTTGTTAAACAAAACCGCGCCTGTAAAGGTGCCGCCCGTGGTCTGGATCGGGTTCGGTAGGTTCGCGTTGTCCCATGGCGTCGCGCCATTGAACGCCGGCCGCACGTTGAAGTTACCCACGCCCGCCGCGTTGAAGTACATCAGCGCGATGTTTGTCGAGTAGTCGCCGGCCGCTGCCGTGTTCTTCATCAAGCCGAAAATGTTGGCCGATGAGTAGAACCGAAAGCGCCCGTTCGGAAGCGTCTGCGTGTTGTCCGCGAATTCAACCGTGGGAAACGCGGAGGTGACGCCGAGCTGCGCGCCGAACGACGCGACCCCGCCCACGTTCAGCGTCAGGCTCGCATCGATTGAAGTGAACTTGCCAGTGGCGCGCGTGGTGTTGCCGATCGGCGCCGCATCGAGCGACGCTGCCACGATGCCGCCGGAGAACGTCGCTTTGCCGGTCGGACGGTCGAAGCGCAGAACCGTGTTGAGCAGCGCGCCCGCGTCCGTGAACGTCTGAAGCACGACATCGGAGCCGCTATTGCTGCCGGTCTCTGTCGAGCTGACGAACAGCGATGCACGCTTCACGCCGTTCGACATGAAGTGAATCGCGCGGTTCGTGGTAGGCGAGCCGTCGCGCGTGATGTCACCGCTCGCGAGTAGCGACGTGAAGTAACCAGCGGCCTTCGTGATGCTGCCGATAACCGCGTTATCGATCAGGCCGCCGACGATGATCGGGGTATTCCACTGCCCGCCGACAAAGCCTTTCTGCCCCGAACCCAGCGGGTCCGGGAGCAGCGCAAAGCCCGACATGACCGCATCGAGTTCCGCGCGCATCGGCGCCGAAGCGCCTTGCGAGTTGGTCCCCGGATAGGTCGTGTGACTGTAGTAACCGTTGGCCATGTTCTTACCTCAATTGGCGGCGCAGGGTGTAATGAATAATCACGCTCGATACCGTGAACGGCTGGATATAGTCCGCTTGCGAAACCAGCTTCAGGCCGATGTTTTCGCCGGTGCCGTCCAAGCCGATTTCGGTCGGCGCGTTGTTCACGCCGTCCCAATAGAACTGGTCCCAAAAGAACGTGTCCCAATTGATCGAAGCGAGCGCGATCACAGCGTTCTGCGCCGGCGTTGGCGTAATGTCCGTGTTCGCCCAAGCGAGGTCGAAGGACATGAGATATTCGAGGTAGCCATCGCCCTTCACTTCCATGACTGCCTTGCGGAAGTGCTTGCGCATGCGCGGCGACTTGAACGCCGCGAATGCGAGGTTCATGTACGAAATGATCTGGCCACCGTCGAAGTTCGGGCCGCGCTCCAACTGGTAGACGTAGCCGTCATCAGAGCCGGCGTAAATCACTTCGTCGTTGTTGGCACGCTTGAGCGACGCGATGCAGCGCAGCGCGATGTTCAGGTTCACCACCGTCAGGCCAATGATCTTTCCGTTCAGGAACGTGGCATAGATGCCATAGCCATCCGAGAAGTAGATTCGATACTGGCTCTTCGCGCGCACGATGCAACTCGACACCACGCGCGAGTGCTCATTGACCACGAACGGGTTAATCGCCTGTGAGAGGGACGACATCAAGAAGTTGCCGTATGCGCCCGTGACCGCCAGATTCACCAGCCCGAGGTCCGACAGGTAGTACGGCTGATCCACCACCTGCACGCTGTCGCGCACCGCGCCGGACGTAGGCGAGTGCGTGGCCAGCGAGAAGTCTGCATTGCTGGAGCCATAGACCACGAACGTTTTGCTGTTCGTCGTCACCAGCATCGCATCGGTCGAAGTCGAAGAGCCCGCCGTTGCGCTGCCGCCGGTGTAGGAACGCAACGCCGTAATGTCGTCGCCCAGCGCCATTTCACCAGCGCCAACAACCGCGCTCCACGTGTATGGGTCGCCAATGGCCGAGTGCTGCAAACTGGCCGCGAACGAGAGCCAGAGGAAATTCTTGTGAAACTCGATGTGCTGGGGCACGTCGCTCGCCATGCCGGTGCTGATCTGCGTGAAGGTCGTACCGTCCCACGAGAACGCCTTGTTCGTCGCATCGCAGCCGAACATCTTCATCATCGCGGACGTGCCGCCGAAGTTCGCGTTCACGAATTCATACTTGCCACCGGGCAACAGCGTGGGCGTCGTCACCGTCACCCAACCGGCGATAGTCGATTTCCACATGACTGCGGCCGTACCGCCCACGTTGTTGCGGAAGGCGTAGACCACATCCATGTACATCCACACGCCCAAGACCGGGCCGGAACCCGGCACGCGCTGGATGTCGGCGCGGTAGATGTCGGCGGCCGCCTTCACCCACTGCGCATTGGCTTTCGCATTCGGCGCGCCGTTACGCGCTTCTGCGGCCGAGACATGCCCGACCACGCTCGCGCCGACTTTGATGTCCTCACCGGCGACAGCGAATGTCCCGGTCAGCTTCGTGATCGCGACGAACGTCGTTCCGGGAATCGTGGTCGTGTCGATCAGACACACGACACCGCTCGCGGCCGAGGTCGCGCCAGTGATGGTCTGCCCCACCGAGAGCATGCCGGTGAGCGTCGCGACGAACGACCAGTAGGTTTGCGCGGACGGGCTGGGGCGGCCGTCGAAGCGCTCATAGCCGTGGATGCGCGAGTATCCGCCCAGCACGTTGCACTCAAAGTTCAGCCCATCGCGCAGCGCGCCGGGGTCGATCATCAACGCGGGGGAAATCAGATCGAGCCCGCCCTTCAGCAGAAACGATTCGGTCTGCGTCGGCGGCATTTTCGGGATCGACGCGGCCATTAGAAGCCCCCATCGATCGTGATTGCCGGCAGTTGCGAGACTTCCAGCATCGTGCGCAGATGCGAGCCTTCGTTCACCGCGCGTTGATAAACTTCCGTGGCCGCGTCGTAGCCGGCGAACTTCTTCATCGCCTCGTACACCACGAGCTTGTGGAACTGCACCGGCATGGCCGGCGTGTCCGTGTCCGCCACGAGCTGCACCGGATCGGTCCAGTATTCACCGCTCACCGTGTAGACATCATCCGGCAGCGGCCCCAGCCAGATCGAGTCATCCGCGTCGAGCGCGAAGCGCTGCGGGCGCATCGCCGTCTGCTGGCCACGGATGTACGCTTCGCGGAAATCATCCCACGGCAGCGGATCGAAAATCATCTGGTCCGACAGGCCGAAGGTCGGGTTGTAAATCCAGAAGCTGTTTTGCTTCCACATGTCGAGATTGGCCACGCCCATCTCAGCGAGGGAATACTGCTGCTTGTTGGCTTGCGTGTTGAACGTGAACTTGGCGCGCAGGAATTTCCATTCTTGGCGGGACACTTGAATTTCGTTCCAGGCGTCCGCGATCCAGTTTTTCAGGCGCAGCATTTCGCCGTTCACGCTCTGAACCGTCACCAGCGGGGAGCCCGAGGCACCGCACTCCACGCGCAGGTTTTCAACCAGTTGAACAAAATTCATGCGCGCCTCGTTTTATGCGGGTTGCTGGATGATCCGGGCCAACCACGCGCGGCCGTTCGGGTTCGCATCGCGCTCAATCGAGAACGGATAGGCGAGCGCTGTACGCGGCACTTGGATGATCGAACCGGGGTCGGACGGGTCCGAGAGCGACTGTCGGTATTTCGTTTCCTTCGCGCGGGCGAGGGCTTCGACATACTTGCGCTTGACCGGCGTAGGCACGCCGCGCACGATCGGCTGATTGATGCCGTTGACACCGACCACGATGACCGGGAGGTCCTCGTCGCTGACCGATTCAGCAATGACGATCGTGACAACTTCATTCATGAAGGCTTCGAGCGCCAGCGCATCATTCGAGATGTTTGCGCCTGTCACCTCTTCGACTTCGATGACACCGGGCGAAGCGTGCGCGTCGCGAATCTCGCCCAGCGTGAGAGGCTTATCGCCTTCGATCAGTACGCTGTCCGAGTCGATCGCGCCGCGCGCTTGCGACGGAGTGGGTTTGTTCATGCTTCTCTCCAGAGATGTTATGCGCGCCCCAAAAAGAACGGCCGCCCCGAAGGACGGCCGTTTAAACCAGACCCCCGAGGGGGCCAGGACTGGATTGAGGCGCTTCTACTGCTTTGGCTTACGCCGTGATCGGCGCAGTCGGCAGAGCCAACACGTCGCGGAACGTGTAGGTCATGCCCGTCACGCCCGACAGGTTGTTGGTGCCGAGCGTCCACGTGCCCACCAGCGTGCCGCCCGCTTGCGCGAACAGGTAGCCGATTGCCGTCTTGCCGTCTGCGAGCAACGGGAACTGAGCAGCGGCAGCGCCGCCGAGCAGATCGATGTTGCTCACGATCGGGCCTTGCGCGACCGACACGGCGCCGGCCGAGTCGAGGGCGAACACGAACGTGCACGCTTGATTCGCGGAGAGCGCCTTGAACGCGACGCCCGTGTTGCCGTCCGTGGTCGGCGTTGCAGCGTTGGTCGCAGCGGCCTTGCGGAAAATCTGCCCGTTGATTGCGAAGTCCGTCTGGTTCGCAACCGAATAGGTCGTCGTCGTGCCAGCGGCGAGGCCCGCCTTGCTCAGTGCGATATTGCCGCCACCGAATTGGCCAGTGAGATTCAGGCTCATGTCTGTTCCTTTATACGTTGGTGTTCAGAGTGCCCACCGTGGCCGCGTTCGCGACGCCGGACGTACCAGCGCCGGTCGTGATGCCGCCGTGCGTGTGGGTGTTCAATGCCGTCTTCAACGCTTGCACGTCCACGAGCAGGGAATTGAGCAGCGCCAGAATCTGGCGCTGCGTCCCTGCATCGAGTCCGGACGCGTTGATACGTTGACCGATGCTTTCTGCTGCCATGGTTTTCTCCTGCCCGGCCTAAGCCGGGCATTCAGGATTACAGAGCGGTTACGCCAACTTCGAGGCGCGCCATCCAGTTCTCATTGAGACGAACAGATGCGGTCCAGAAATTCGCTCCGCAGTAACCAAACTGGCCCAGCGGGTTCGCGTGGTTCGTGTCGGACGCCTTAAGAATCGTCGGCTTGATCGCGCCCTGCCCCTTAAGGCTCACGCTCGCCCACGCGTCCTGGCCCATCAGAATGCAGGGGTAAACGTCCACGTTCGAACCGCCGACCGAGTAGCAGCCGTTGAGCGTGGCCGAGCCCGCAGCCGCGAACGGTGCGAGCAGCGGCGACGTGACGAAACGGAAGCGCTCGCACGAACCGATTTCGCGTTCGTGAACCGGCTTCTGCTGCGCGTACTCAGCCACCTTCACGAAACCCGGCAGGTTACGCACGTCCGATTCCGCGTCCGTGTGCAGGAACACGATGTATGCGCTTTCGACCGGCGCCGTACCGAAGTTCGGGCCGCTGGCCAGCTTCGACGTGTTGGCCTTGGCGCGGTTGTTTTCCAGCGAACGCGCTGCCTTGCGGAGCATGTTCAGGCTGATCGGGGTGTTCACAGCCGAACGCGAAGCGCCGTTCGAATAGATCACCGAGGTGCCGGCCTTGATGACACCGTAGCGGATCAGCTCGCTCACTTCAGCGAGCGTCTCGCCGGTGAGGGTCGCCATGTCGGCCGGGATGTCGTCCTCGTACATCATTTCAGCCTTCGAGCTGAACTTGAACAGTACGCCGTACTGTTGCAGCGTCACGGACACGTCCGTGTAGCTGATGGTGTTGCTGTTCGGCGTCTGGCCTTCAGCCAGCACGAAGCTGTTCGCCACGATACCCGGCGTGCCGTTCGACTGCATGTTGAACGGGTTCAGGCGGCGGAACACGATCGTGTCCGTCTTGTTCTTCGGCTGTTCCTTCTGCGTACCGAAGGTGCCGAGAACGATGATCGGTTCGGCGTGCTTGAGCATTTGCTGTTCAGCACGGATCAGGTTCCGCGAGGGTGCGGTGGAGTAACCTTGCATCGTCATGATTTCTTCCCCTTCTTGGGTTTGGCCGGTTTGGCCATTGCTTGTCTGATGAGCGGTACAGCCTTGGTCGCTACCGCCCGTGAGGGCGACGTACCTACGGCGTTACCGCTATTGCGTCCGGGACTCGTCCCGTATCCTTGCGTGGCCATTGCTGGCTCCTAGCGACGATCGAGCAATGCCGGGTTCTTCGCGTAGAAGTCCCACAGCTCTTGCTGCGTCATGTCTGCCGTCGATTTAACGGGTTCGGTCGCGGCGGCCCCACGGGCTACCGTTGCCGCATCCGCGAGGCGTTGCTTGCGACTTGCTGCGATCTTCGAAGGGTCAGGTGCTTGCGCGACTTGGGCCTTGAACGAATCGAGCAATTCGATCGCATCCTCTGCGACGGTGCTGTCAGCGAGCGCTTTCACTTCCGGCGGTGCATTGGCCAGCCACGTGGCGAATTCAGCGGTGTTGACCGTCTGTTTCCATCCACGGTGAGCAATGCCCACAAGCCTTCCTTCAGTCTCAGCGGCAATCTCAGCCTTCAATTCGTTGCGAATCTTCGGCCCGAGCTGTGCCGTCAGCTCTTCCTGAATGCGGCTCCGCAACCCTTCGACGTCCGGCTGGGCATTACTGCCAAGGCGTTCTTCGAGGGCTTCTGCCCATTCGGGAAAATCCTCTTTGAGCTGGTCCCACTTTTCCGTGCTCTTGTGCGCGGCAGCGACCGCTGCGGCTGTCGGCGCTTCCTTGACTTGCGTAGCGGCGGCTTTCGCGGCGGCCAGCTCGTCACGGGTACGCTTCAGCTCAGAAGTCAGTCCACCGATATGGCCTTCCGTTTTCCGGAGCCGGTCGGCCAATGCGGCTTGATCTTCCAACTGCTTGCGAATTGCAGGGTGCAGTCCCTCGTACGGGTCTGCGGCCGGCGTAGAAACCGGAGTGGGGTCAGGCTTTGCAACTTCAGCTTCCGGTGCAGGCGTGGTGCTCGCGGCGTCGGCGCTATCGGCCGAGGCGGCAAGTTCCTCGTTCCACAGGTCTTCCGCTGTCTGTTGCTGGGTATTTGCGTCTGCGTTGCCGGTCATGGTGCTGCGCTCCAGTCATAAAAAAGCCCGCTCTATGGCGGGCCAGATTTCAGGCGATCGGGGTTTCAGTCCAGTGAATCGGTGCCGTAACCCGGATCGTCTCTTTCGACTTGCGTAACCTGGAAAGGCAAGGCAAGTAAATCTTTGAGGGCGCTGATCTCGCCCCGCAACGTGGCCGTTGCGAGAGCGTCAAGCGCCTTGTCATTCTTTTCGCGGCACGCGGAAAGCCTCTCTTGCAGATAGGCATTCACCGCGCGCCATGTCAGCGATGTCGGATCGATCTTCATAGTTCGTGCGTGCGCCGGTGACTGGTGATCCAGTAACCCATCTCGAATACGTTCGTGGGTTCGACGTTCTGGCCTTGGGTGTTCATGACGAAGTTTTGCAGCGTCACCGCCATAAATCCGCCCGGTACATAGAACTGCCCGAGTCCTGCGAAGGTCGCGCCCTGAAGCGTCACCGCGAACGTGCCGCTGTAGATCAGCTTCGCGACCACGCTGGTTTGGGCTATGCCGAGCGCGATCGGCAGCGAGCCGGAGAAAATCTCCTGCGTCGGCATCGCGCTCGCGGCCGGCGCCAGCGTCGTGGCCAGCGCCCCGCTGATTTCCTTGCCGCCCGCGCCCGCGAACGTGACGCCTTGCAGCGTCGGCGCCATCGTGCCGCTGTTCGTCACCGCGCCCGCGCCGTTGACCAGCGCGTTTTGCAGCGCCGCAGTGAGCGCGCCCGCCGTGGGGTTGCCGCCCCCGCCTGCGAACACGGTCGCCGCCAGCGTCTGCGCCATCGAGCCGCTGTGCGTCTGCCCGCCCGCGCCCGCCATTACCTCGTCAGCGAGCAGCAGGCTGGGAAAGCCGGTGAACACTTCCGTGGCCGTGCTGGCGCTGGTCGCAGCGCCTAGGGTCGCGCCCATCGTCCCGGCCACGCCTACCGTCCCCGTCCAGCCATTCGACACCGCGTTGGCCAGCGTCTGCGCCATCGTGCCGGCGGCGCCGCCCGAGAGCGCGCCCGTTGCGGCCATCGTGGCCGCGCCCAGCGTCGAGCCCAGCGTGCCGGACGGGTTGGTGCTCTTCGTGTAGGCCGCGCCCATGAGCCAGGTATTACCCTGCCCGCCGGACAGCGCCGTGACCGTCATTTGCAGCGTGAGGGTCTGCCCCGCGCTGTTCGCCGTGTAGACCAGCGTCGAACGGAAATAAGTCGAGACGCCCGTGCCGCCGGTTACGTGCGTCTCTGTGTAGTCGGCCGCGCTCCCGTCCGAGAGCGTCGCCACCATCTTGATCGCGGAGCTGTAGGAGCCCCAATACACTTCAAGCGTGCGCGTGTCCGTGTCGGCCGGCAGCACGATCTGAATGCCCTGCCCGATCGTCGGCGTCGCCGGACTGAGGTAGGTGCCGTCTTCCGACTTCGTGGCGCTTGTGGTCGGCGTGCCATCGGTCCAAGTCAGGCCGTAGCTACCGTTGAACCCCAAGAGCGACTTGGTGCCGGGGCCGATCGCGGTCGGCAGCCCAATGGTCGAGCCGCCCCCGAGCTTCCGATTAGGCGACGTGGGCGACTGAGGAAACTGAATCCAGTCAAACCGCGTCGGCGTCGTGAGGTTGAAAAACTCAGTGGCGGCGTTACCCGTATAGGACGAAAAGGAACCGCTCAGATTGCCCACGGCTCTCTCCTATAAAGTCTCCCGCTTACGGGTTGCCCGCCGTGATCGTGGCCGAAGTCACGCTAACGGTCGCGCCGCTGGAAATGCTGGTCGAATTCAGGTTGATGTCGGCGCCAGAAGTACCGACAGAACCGTCCAGAAGCACCGTGGTGCCGTCCGACTTGACGATCCGGAACCACGTAGCGGTGCCGGTCGCGGCGGCCGCTGCGGAGCTGATCGCGTTGAGCGTGAGCACCCCGCCCGAGGCGCCCGGTGCGAACGTGGCCGAACAGGCGAGGTCCGCCAGCAGCGTCGTGGCCGTGCCGCCCGTCGCCGGCCGCGTGCCGTCATAGAAACGCAGCTTGGCCGAGGCGCCTACGAAAGTCGTCAGCGCGTCCAACATGGCGTTGCGCGCGTTTGCTGCGATGCCGATAGTCATGGCTTAGTCTCCAAGCAGTTGGCGCAGACTGGCCTTGGCCACTGCGATATGGGTTTCGAGGTCGTTGACTTGGCCTTGCAGTTCGGCTTGCTTCGCTTCGAGGTCCTTGACCTTCTGCGCTTCGGTAGCCGTCTGAAGCTGGATTTGCGAGGCGGTGCTGTTCGCCTGATCCAGCAGCTCGCTCGCTTTCTCGCGGGACGCGAGGGTCAGCGCCGTGGCGTTGTCCTGCGCCGTCTTCACGATCGTCGCGGCCTGCGCCGAGGCTTCTTGCAACTTGTCGCTCGCCGCGCGCAGCGCTTCGTTCATCGCGCGCTCGTTGTTGACGACTTGCGTCGTCACGGCGTCATCCAGCGCCGCGAGCCGCGCCTTGCGCTCGTTGATGGACGTGTCCAGACCGTTGAGCGCGCTCTGGCGTTCGCTGATAGCCGCGCCCAGCGAACCAACTTGGTTGAGCGCGGCGGCCGCGTCGAGCATCCCGTGGTACATGCGCGCGCCGTGCGTCAGCGCTTCGGCCGCTGCGCGAAACTGCGCGTCATTGATTACCGGCGCCGGGGGCGGCGTATCGACCGCCTTGGCCATCTGCGCGAGTTGGTCATCCGTGACGACTACCTGCATCGTCCCGGTGATTGCTTGGGTATCAGACATGGGGGTTCCTTCGGGCCGTTAGTAGCCCTTAACAGGTGAGCAGTGAGAAGGGGCGAAACGGGGGCGCGTTACGCGATGTCTTCCAGCGCTTGCAGGATCGCGCGGCCGATTACTGCATGACCGGAGCCGTTCAGGTGCAGCGGGTCGCCGTACATGCCTTGGCTGATACCGGTTGCATAGACTGGTAGTTGCGCGGGCGGGTCGATGATCGGGATGTCTGCGGCCGTCGCGGTCGCGTACATCGCGTCCTGCCACTGGTTGTATGTCACCAGCGGCGTGTCGGCCGGGTCCAGCGGCGCATAACCAATGAAGATCACATCGCCCCACGCCTTCGCAGCCGTGATGAGGTTCGACAGGTGCGTCTGCGTCGCGGCAATCGTCGCCCCGCCGTCCATGTCGTTGTACCAGCCGTTAATGATCGTGACGTTCAGCGCGTTGGAATCCAGCAGCGCCGTCGCGGCGTTGCGGGTGTTCCAGGTGTTCTCGTCGCCGTTCGACGTCCCCGGCAGCGCGTAGATCGACAACGGTGAGCCCGTCGAGCCCGCATTGATGACTTCAATCCCCGGCTTCCCCGCGAGGCGCGTGCCGAGCCCTGCGATGAAGGTCGCGTTCGTCTTGCGCTGGAGCTGCACCGATGTCGCGGTCCCGGATGCCGGCACCGTCAGGGTGACTTTCTTGACCCCCATCAGGTCGTTGCTGGCCACCGTGAACGCGGCCGTGCCGGAGCCGTTGAAGAACACGTCGAAGTTCCCCGACACGCCGGCCGTGTTGTTGGCCATGACGAGAATTTCAACCGTGTCGAACGAACCGCCGGGGGTGAATGAAACCTTGTCGCCCGCCGTGTCGAAGGTCCAGCTACTGCCGCCGATGCCGCGAAAGTCCGTCAGCAAGCTCGCGCCGGTGAACACCAGACGCGGGTCATAGCCGACCAGCGTAGGAATGTCGCCGCCGTTGCCGTCACCCAGCGCCCAATCGGCCGAGGCGGCCATCCCGCGCCCCGCCATGGCCCGCGCCAGATGCGAGCCGAACGACTGCGCGCGGCCACCGGCGAAGCCGTTGCCGGCCCCCGCGTAGCCCGCCGTGTACGAGTCCCCGATGAGCAAGATGCGCCCGCGCGAGAAACCCGACTGCGCGCGGCCCATCAGCGACACAATGCGGCCGGTGTTGGACTTCTTCCAGTTGCGCAGCGCCGCCTGTCGTACCGTGGTCGTGCCGCCCCCGCCGCCGGCGGCCGCCGGGTGCACGTGATCGGCCCGCGCGAAGCGCGTCGAGCTGCCGATTGAGCCGCTGCCCGATTCGACCAGCGGCGTGGTGTTCGCCGCCTGTCCGAGGACGTACGCGGTGCTCGCTGCCTGCGTGTTGCTTGTGTCGGCCGACACCGTGGGCACGGAAACCGTGCCGGTCAGGGTCGGATTGCTGAGGTTCGGGTTGACGCTGGGCGCCGCGCCCGCCACGTCTGCGACGACCAGATTAATGTCGCCGGTGCGGCCGGCCACGGACGTAACCGCGCCGGTGCCGGGGTCGCCGCCCCCGCCCTCACCCAGCTCGCTCACCATCGCCACGCGCATGCCGTGCGGGGTAATGCCGTCATGCAGGTACAAGGTCCGGCAGTCTTCGCCAAGGGTCACTTCGCCCTTGAAACCGGTGATGTTCCCGCGACGCAGAATGACCTTTTGGACCATAGGACCTCCTTAACCGGCGCGCATCGTCGGCAGGCGAAGCAACAGGGTGACTTGAATATTCGTGGTGCCGTCGCCGGAAACCACGCGCGGGCGCGCGAACTGCACGCCTTCGAGGACTTGCTTCAGCCCGCCAGACGTGAAGGTCAGCGACGTGCCTTGCGGGGACGACAGCGTGAAGAAGTTCACGCCGTCATTCGAGCCCTCCCACACCACCGTGCCGGACGCGCCGAAGGTGCCAGACACCTGCACCGAGCGATCCGACCAGAGGTTGCGATCCGGGCCAATCACGTCGCCGGCCTCACCGTTCAACAGACTGTCGAAGGTCACGGTGAGGATGTTGTTGTTCCCGAGGGAAGCTTGAATCGTGCTTTTCGTGCTCATTGGAGTGGCGTGTCCGGTGAAAGAGAGGGGGCCGCGCCGTCGCCCGGTCCAGGTTCGGAGCCCTTGGCGCGGGTCATCTGCTCAGCGGTTTTCATAGCGCGGTCGCTGTTGAGCTTCAGAGCGAGCTGCGCGAGGTCGGCCTTGATCTGCATGAGCTGCATGCCGTTCTTGTTGGCGTATTCGAGAATCGCCAACTCGCGCTTCATCTGAAGCTCGCCCATGCGTGCGGCATGATCGTCGCGGGCAATCTGCGCCTGCGTGTCGATGTACGCCTTCTCGCCATCGTTTTGAATCTTTGTTTCTTCGAGGCGAGCTTGCGCGGTGATCTGCGCGGCCTGCACGCGCGGGTCCGGCGGGGCTTTCTGCTGCGCCATCTCCTTCATCTTTTGCTGAATCTCCGCGTCCGAACGCATCACGTCATCCGGCGTGAGATGGTTCATCTCCAAGCCCTTTTTGAAGAGCTTCATCGGATCGACGTAAACGCCAAACGTGGGGTTCTGCGCGAACTCGAACATCTGCATCACAGCCTGTTGCTGCTGGTCGCGCACAATCAGGACAGACGAGCCACGGGCGTCGATTTCAAAGTCGCCCTTGATGTCTTCCTTCGTGCTGTACTGCATGTTCCAGTCGTAATAGCGCCGGATGTGCGGGCGCGTCACCTGATCGTCGTACTGCTTGACGAGTCGGCGCAGCACCGTGTTCGCGCTATTCATCAGGATCGACATGCCGCCGACCGTATC